CAAGTCCAACCGGAAGTCCTAAATATTCATGGTCGTAAGCTCTCTGATTTGTCTTTCTCAAATGTTCCGCATCATCAATAAATTGCTGTCCAAGCCATTCAATAGGGACTGATCTATAATCGCTCTTGTGCCTGTAGCTGTCAGCTCTTGGCTCTTCTACGTACACGTTTGCCCAGTTGCTTCGGCTGATCGGTGGATTGAACGTCTTAAATACTTCAAATTTGCTTCCTCCACGAAGAACAGACTGTTGAACTGTACGGATTTCTTCAATTCCGGCAAACTCATCAAGTTCCTCAAACCAAAGGTACTTGAAATATCCTTTTTTTACTTTTATGGACTTTGTTTTCTTAGCTTTATCCAGTCCTCTGAATATGATCTTTTGTCCTGTTGGCTTATACACATATTGCATAGGACTTAAACTGTCAGCCCATAAATCACTTACTCCAAGCGCATCAATCCCCCATGCGATCTGTTCATACACAGATTCTCTGAGCGTATTACCGACTTTCCGAAAGATTACAGCATTTGACATTAAGCCATTCTCTGCATCCTGCATCATCTGAAACGGAATCATGACGCCTACAAAAGATGATTTTGTGGATCCGCGTCCACCGTACAGATCATAGTAAGTGTGTTTGCCATCTAAAATATCCCAAAACGCATTGTAAAATGCCGGTGCTACAATCTCATTCAGCTTGATAGCATTACTTTCCATCCTGTTTCTCCGGTCTTGGAATATTGTTCACAATCGTAATCTTTCCGTCTCCGAAATCATCATTTTTCTTGTCAGCGTCCCAACCCTTGAAGTTGTTTCTAAGACTAAACTGAGCACCATTGGAACCATCACGATCAAACAGTCGTTCTTCTGCATACTGTTCTACTCTGGCTTTCGCGCGCGTAATCGTGTCAACAAACTCTGGTTTTGCTTGATAGTTTAAAAGAGCCTGTCTGCTTGTAAATCCAAGGGCCAGAGCAAGTCCTGTAACGGTCGGAGGATGAACGTCTACAAAAACTGGAGACCCGAATTTATTAAACATTTGTTTGCCTTTGCTATCAGTTAAAGGATATCCTTTACAATACTCAAAATATTTTTCGATTTTTTTTTCAATTTCATCCACCGTTTTATACATGGGTGGTTTTCCCATTGGCATTCCCACGTTCTCACCTCCAAACAAAAAACTGCCACATATGGCATATAGTCATAGATATATACTATATTACCATACATGGCAGAAAAATTTGTCCCCACATTTTAATATTAATTGTAATATTATATTTCTCTTAGTTTTCTTAGCGTATCATAAAACATAGCCATCGCCTTGCGCTTGTATGCGTAGAAATCATCTCGCTTTGCTGGTATGTACTTTGTCTTCATAATACGATCATAAGATTTGCTTGTTACAATAGATTCGTACACCAAAAGTTCAATTCCTGGAGGGCAAGAACTTATGCAGCAGTGTAAAATATCATGTCTCTGCTCTGGCGTAGCTTTTTGACATATATCCTTTAAACGGTTAATGTCTTCTGGATATACGCCAAAATCAACAAGTGACTTTTGCCTGGTACGCATATCATCACCGCCTTTTTATTGCTATTTACGCTTGCCACCAAAATGTGCAACCAAGAAAATAGTGCCAAATGATCCGAATATTATTCCAAATGTAAATGCTATTAAACTATCAATCATTCTTCTTCATCTCCTCCAACTTCTTTTTAGCTTCTTCACGAGAAAAATAAACCTTTGCTTCTTGCTTCTTTTCTAAAACTCCGTTAATAATTTGTAAATGAAAGCCTTTTTTATCAATATGAAAAGCATCCACTTTGTGTTCTACGATTCTAAGAGGTTTTCCTACAATATCATACATTGTATCTCCAACCTTACACGGTAATCTCACAAGCAAGCCCTGCTCTTCCAAGTCTTCATAGTCAGCAAGTTTTTTAAACACTTGTTGGATATAGCAA